GTTGAATGATATATTTTTCTTATACCTAATATTAAGTTCTTTATTCTGTCCTGAAGATAAAACCTTAATAAAAAACAAGGCTCTTCAAAACCTTGCTTAATCTCTTCGCCATATATATTTATGTTAGGAAATTCTTTATCCAATGTTTGGTTAATTCCTATTCTTAAATCATTTATATTTGCCATTTTATAACCTACCATTAAGTATTTGATTTAATAATTCTACTTGTTTTCTTTCTAAAAACTTAGGTAGCTGCCTTTCTATTTCTTGCATTGATATTGTGGCCATAAATCTACCTTCGACCCAGCCTTTATGATTTTTAGTTCTGTGTCCATATTCCACATAACTTGCATATTCAGTATTATTAAATATTTCAACTATATATGCATCACCTTGCTTTACTACATTTCCCACTTGCCAATTACGTCTTAAATGTCCTCCTGTTTTGGAGCTACTAGTTGTAAAACTTACCTCTTTACCATCCTTTGTTGTAAAGGACACTTGATTACTATAAACACCTACTGGAGTTCTCTTTTTAATCTTTCTTTCAGCTCTAAATGCCATCTCCAACAAAAATTCTCTTATCCATCTTTCAATTACTCTTTCATCAAGTGCCTTTTGAAAACTCTTGGCCATCTTCTTAAAATCAGAATAATCAAAACTAGCTAATCTAGCCATTAAGCTTTATCCTCTTTATTTAAAATAACCTCCTGGTGTGTATAATAAGGAAATCCTTCTCCAGCTTTATATTTAGTTATAATCCCAAATTGGTTAGTAATTTCTATTTCATCACCTTGTTTAATTTCAACTTCAGGATCTATAAAAAGTTTAATCTCATATAGAACTTTGTTTACTGTATCGGTTTGGTTATTTTTCGATAAACTTTGTTTTGATACTTTGCAAGATTGTTTTTCATATTTTATTTTTGGTATTAATTTAGTTTCTTTAGTAATAGGATCTTTAACTTTTTCTTTTCCTCCAGTTATATTACAAGTACAATCATATAAACTTTCAATAGCCTTTCTCGCTTGTTTCCTAGCTTTCTCTATACTTTTAAACATATTACCAAACCAACTTTCTATATTTATTAAGTTTAGCTCTATAGTCTTTTACTAGGCTATCCTTAAATTCAGCATTATCAGTTCCATAGCTTATAGAAGTATCCCCTTCACTTATAGAGGAAATGGAACCCAAAGAATTCTCTTCTTCCCCTAGGTTATCATTTCTATATATATCTATAGACATTCTTAAAATAGTATTATTTAATCTTTCTGGGATTTCTTTTATGTGACAATAATCCCTTATTGTTTGTTCAGCATCCTCTATTGCGAATTGCAATGAAAAATCCTTGGAGTCATCATCCAAGGATATACCTAAAAGTTTTTTTAATTTTTCTAGTGGAGTCATTAAACTCACATCCAATCTATTAACCTCTTGAAATAATTCTAGCTATTGCAATAGCTTTATGATCTATATATTGTTTAGCATTTCCTGAACCACCATCATTAACAAGCTCCCAGTTAGCACCATTAGCAAGTTCTTCATCTGTTGGTGATAATGTTGTTTGGGATTTCTTTATATAAGAAATTCCATAAGGTGCAAAACATTTTCTTTGACGTGAATATAGAGTATCTTGACCACCATTTGTTTTTGGATCTCTTGACATTTCATACGGAACTTTAGCACCAATATTCTCATAGTCAAACGCTCCATCACCTAATACATAAGTTGTATATTTTGTATATGCTTCTATATCACTTGTTTTAGGCACTTCTTCTACTGGCATTGAATCATCAATTAAAACAGTTCTTCCATTCCATGTTGCAAGTTGTAATTCTCTTTCAATACCTGTTTCATCTGTATATTTAAGATATGATAGTAATTTAAGATTCTCTAAGTTAGTAGCAACCGCACTATGCATAATAGCTAAGGTAAATTTAGATTTATTATCACCACTAGCCTTTTGAATAGATGTATTTAATGTAGTTGACCCTACAACATTTTTATCATCCGCTAATGTTGTTATATCTAATGTATGGTTATTAACAAACTCTAAATTTTTAGCACCTGTCATTGAGTATATACCCTTTAATATTGATAATAATGTGCCTTGGTCTATATCATCCCAATATTCTCCTACTTGATTTCCTACATTATCCATGAAGTTTACCCCACCAGTTATATCCTCTGAAAAATCACTTTCTACCCATGCCTTAGCTCTACCAACGACCACAACACCTCTTTCAAATGTAGTTGTGCTTGTAGCTGTAATATCTGTTTGACCATCATAATTTAATGCATCACCATCAATACGACCATACATAGGTAATACTGCATACGCAGTTCCTGTTTGTGAACTAAAGGCATTTTTAATTTCTGCATTTCCTTTTAATGCTCTTGATTTTAATAATTCATTTTTCTTTAATTTTGGTACTCTTTCTACATAAGCTCCAAATGCTTGTGGATTAAAACTTTTTGAATCAAATTTTGCCATATTATATTCCCTCTTTCTTTATTTAAATTTGTGCATTAGGATTTTCTTCTAGGTAGTTGCATAATTCAGTATAAGACATTTTACTTGTATCTTTTGCTGGTGTTTTATTCGCTGAACTATCTACAGGATTTACTCCTGAGAACTTTGGTTGTACTTGTTCTTCTAAAAACAAATAGGAATCACTCTTTCTTAGTTCTTCTATTTGTTCACTAATACCTATAAGAGTTTCTCCATCTAACTTAATATTTTCTAAATTTAAAAGAGCTTTAACAGCCTTTGTATTTCTTACATTGGCACCTTTTAAAGCTCCTTCTAATGCATAATTAAATTGCATATCCTGTATTTTCTTTTCATAGTCTTTAACCTTGGTTTCATAATCTCCTACTTTGGTTTGTAAGGTTTCATTATCCTTATTGCTTTTCTTTAAATCAGTAATAGTTGTGTTAGCATTTTTAAGCTGCTCATCTAAAGCATCAAATTTATCTTTAGTAATATATTGCTTACTATCTACTAAATCAACATCCTTGTATTTAGTTTGTAGTTCTTCTGGTATTTGAGAATAGTGCTCTCCTAATATTTCACTTAACTTTGGCATTGTATTTACTCCTTTCTTTTAATTATTTATTTTTAGTTCCTAATACATTTCTTTCTATCCTGTCCTCAACACGTCTATTAAGCCACATTAAAGCTTCTTCTATGTGGGTTAACGCACAGGCATTTTCTCTGCTTGAATAGGGTCCAGCTTGGAAACATTGTAATCTATGCCTTACTATCTCTAATAGATCTTCATTAGCTACACCAGGCACACTTCCTTCTTCTTTTCGTGCACCATTTTGAAATTGAATACAACCCACAGTTTGAGCTTTATCTGCTGTATTAATCAAATAAGCGTGATTAGCACCACCATTTCCCTCCTCATCATGCGGGTAAACCTTGTTTAATTTTTCTCTTTTTTGAATAGTATCTAATTTGTACATTTATATCTTTCCTTTCTTAATTTTAGATAAAATAAAAAGCCTTATTTCTAAGACTTACCCTTCTTTTCATTCATGCAATTAATTTCTTTTGTAACATCCATAATAAGCTTTAATTCTCCTATTCATATATACCTTTAACAGCATTTTCTAACTCCCTTTTCATATATTTCTCAAGCTTCTTAATCAATTCATCAATATCAACTTTTTTTGTAGCTCCATCATTAATTTGTATTGTTGGAGTTAAAGTAATAAATTTCGCGTCACGTTTAAAATGCTTACACTCAATTTTAAAATTGTTCCACATAAAATTCCAATCTTCTAATGGTATTTTATTATTAACAAATTTACAAACTTTATAATGAATACATTTAGTACAATTAGATTGTTCCATTCAATATCACCTCATTTTTAGGCATAATAAATGCGCATACTATTTTTACTTAATAAGTTCTGAAGCTTAAGCAACATATTTCTCATACCATTGTTTATAGCTTATGTTCCCATCTATATAGTAAATTTCACCTTCACTATCTCTAGCTATTCTTTCTATATCAAATGTATCTGCAAAATAAGGAATTATTGTAGTTCTGCAATTGGGATGAAACGGCGGAGCATTAACTCCTATTTCTTTTTCAGATACTTTAAATACTTTTCCATCCAATGATCTACATATTTACTCGTATGTAAGTCTAAAGTAGCAAGTATTTCATATTCTTTAACAACTCCACTTCCAATATAGCTGTTAAATGTTGCTTTAGAAACAACATTAGCGCTTTCAGTATTAACCAATGTTCTAGCTCTGTTTCCACCTACTTCCATTCTTTCAGCTATTATTTTAGAAGTTTTATCTATGCTATCACCACGGATAAAGGCTTGTGTTAAATTAGTCTGTAGCTCCATAATTAACTTATCTTTGTTGTTCCATATCCTACTACTATAATTATCTCCATGCCATGGTTCTGTAATTACCTTATTTATTGTATTAGTATCTAACTTAGCAAAATTAATACCTATTCCTAAGCCTTTGTGTACTTCAAAGATATTCCTATAATAAGTATCCTCATATATTCCATTTAAAAGGCTTGTGGTATTATCTTGCTGTTTACTATATAAATCTTCTATGCTATTCCTTATTTGAGTTTGTAGAGCTTGTAACCTAGTAACTCTTACCTTATAAGATACATTATTTAATTCTTTTTCCCACTGCAAATTTTTATTATCTTTAGCTTTCCGAGTAAACTCTTTTAAGTCCATCTTAAATTCACGTAGTTCATTAGAATTTAAAAGCCTTCTAGCTTCTTGTAAAGATATTTCATTATTCTGCGAAAATCTGGCATAAAAAATTTCTATATCTTTTTGTATGCTGCTTAAAGCTTCCATATACTCTAAATGTAAACTTAGAATATAATTATCTGTTTTCTTAAACTGTTTACTAGCTACAACTTGAGAACGTTTTTCCCAGTAATCCCTACTCTTCATCTACATCATCCTTAGGATCATCTTCTAAAGGGAAATTGGGATACATTGATTCATGTTCTTCTTTCTGTTTTTTAATCTTTTCTAATTCATCTTTAGTAGCCCATGGATGATTGGCTACTATAGTTTCATCTGATATAATACCAACACTATTTTGACAATTATTAATACTATCAGTTTCATTTATAAGGGTATCACGATTGAAGATAAATTCTACATTTTCACCTGTATAATCTCCTTGTCCAGTATTAATTAAATGCTGATTCACAAACCACAATAGATATTCAAGTGATGCCTGGAACTCTGTCTCTATTATATTACAATCCATATCTAAATCATTATATAAAAACTTTAATGATATTCCAGATGGACTATTACCAAACTTATCTGATTGAGTATCTACACCTCTACCAAATTCGTAAATATCCTTTCGTGTTTGTTCTATATGAGTTTTATAAGCTTCAACATTAATTTCTAAATTCCTTGTTTCTACTCCACCATCACCAGCAACCTTAACAGCTCTGTAAAGGCTTATATTTCTTCTAAACTCTCCTAAGTTTTCACCATCATAATCCTTAAGAACATAGATACTATTGGGCAAGTCCTCAAGGTTATTACTATTGTCGCTTTTATTTCTGTCATAATCATCTACTAAGGACTTAACAAACTTAATTAATGGCTGTTCTTCATCATTGTATTTGAAATATACAAAAGGCACTTTAGACCAGGTAAATGACTGTTTATTTCCTTTATCATCTACCATACTAAAATGCCCTTCATCTTCTGGAGCTTCAACATCAAGTATTAATTTACCATTATCATTAACATATCTTAATACTTGTTTTGTGTCCCAGTATTCAACCTTTTGTACTGTCTTTTTATTTTTACCTTCATAAACTATAACTTCATAAACTCTAATAAGTGCATCAAGCTTTGTATGTTCACTATCTTTCCATAGTGGAATAATTTCTTCACTAGGTAATCTCTTAAATCGTAGTTCACCATCTGAATTATAATAAATTTGAGCCCACGCTATACCTTTATTAATGGCATCTTTACCTAAATTCTTAAGTAATCTCATAAAGGACTTATTAAATATATCATCTAATACATTTTTATATGTTTCGTTATCAGTTTGTACACTTAAAGGCTTACTTAATAAATAACCCACTTTCTGGTCTGCGAGCTTTCTAACAAATTGATGTACTAGTTTATTATTTGCTAAGTTCTTAACTTCTTCTAATTCTCCATCTTCACCTATAGCCATTCTTTTACGTTTTAGTATATCAGTATCGCCCTTATAATATCTTTCTCCATCTAACATTAATTGTCTTGTTTGTGAGCCATGCCATTCTTTTATTTCTTCTTGGATAATTTCTTCTAGGCTCATTACTGAATTAGATCCATTGCTTAATATCTTATCTATAAAAAACATCTAAACACCTCCTTAATCAAATGAAATTGAATTGCCTTGTCCTATCTTTTCAGCTATTCCGGTTGTAGCATCTGGAGCGTCATCATGCTTATTCTTACCTTCACGTTGGTATTTGTTCATTGCCCCATAATACTCTGGCCATCTATCTCTCCAATTAATTGGATAATAAATATGGTCCATTACCCATGTAGAATTAGAAAGTATTCTAGCTTTTTTATTTTTACTTTGATGGAACCACTTAACTTTTGTTTTATTGCTATTGAATTTCTCTTTTAATATTCTTTCTACACTTCTTGCAAAACCACGACCGCCATTATTACTCTCTATATCTGCTATGTTAACTTCATTTTCATAAAGCATTTTAGCTGTTGCGGTTTCTGTAACTTCCATAGGCTCCTTAGTATATAAAACATCTAATACATAAGCTTCCTTGTTATATTCACCATAAACAATACAACATAAATAGTCTGAACCTTCATCAGCAGTATCTATATAAGCTTTAATTCTAGTAAACAATGAGTTGCCATTAGTATCTTTAGGTATATGATTATATTTCTTAAAGTCACTATATAACCTTCCTTTTAAGTCTATAGGTTCCTGTTGATAGTTAGCACTGGCTATATCCTCACCCATTGCTTTTACTTTATTTTTATAACTCCTATAGCTTAATACTTCAGGACATAACATTTGTTTCTTTTCTTTATTAACTAATGCCTTCATAGATATATGTCTAACCTTTATTCCTTGTTCCTTGTAATAATCTAATGCTCTACCAGCTAAATCACCACTGGCCCATCTAGTCATTATGATTATTATCTTTCCACCTTCTTCAAGCCTAGATAACATAGTGTTAGTAAACCAATCCCAATGTTTTTCTAATACTGCTTCATTGTAAGCTTCTTCAGCATTTTTAATAAGGTCATCTATAATTAACAATGAAGCCCCAA